GTTATTTAACGAATACCCGCTAGGTCAATCATCAACTTCATCTAGCAAAAACTTAGCAAACAATATTGTAATTCCTAAATTTTCTAGAATTAACGATATCAGATTTGTTGTTAATGAAGCTTTCGATACAGCTGGTTTTGACATGCAAATTGGTGCTAACGTTGCACAAGCAGCAGGAGCTACTCTTAACAGTTTAGATCTTGACTACTTTGCAGGTGACGCTGATAACGATGTAAAAGCTGTTGCTTCTCATCACATACCAACTGGTATGGACCAAACAGTTGCTCAAATGAAAAATTGTTTAAATGTTTCAGATGACGATGCTGCTGGTTTTGAGATGGACAAAGCAGTAGTTATCACTGCTAAGACTGATGATGCATTAACAGCCGGAGAAGGTGTGTTAAACATTTATTGGACTCAACAGGTTAACGACACTAACTAATATAATTAGAGTGCCCCTTCGGGGGCACCTTTAATAAGGAGAACAATAATGGCAGCAAAAACTGACATACAAGCTACTAGATCTGATGCCGCTGCAGGCCCAACTGCAATCGTAGCTCCACCAGTAAGATTAAGAGGAATTATTATTGCTTCTGATGGAACGGGTGCAGGTTTACTGGAACTTTCAACAACATCAAACTCAGGAACAACTTTGTTTCTTGCAGATGTTCCAAGTGGCGATGTAATTAATTTTAATTTTCCTGAAGACGGAATTTTATTTCCAAAAGGAATTTTTTGTAAAACTAAAACTAAAGTTACAGCTTATACTTTACTTACAGATAAATTTTCTGGTCCAAACTTAACAGCTGGATAGGGGGTTTAAGTGGCTAACGTTACTTCGGGTTCTTACATTTTTGGAAAGACCCTTCCAGTTGAAGAGATTATTGAGGAGGCATACGAAAGAATTGGTATGCAGGGAGTTTCTGGCTATCAACTAAAAACAGCTAGAAGATCTTTAAATATTCTTTTTTCTGAATGGGGTAACAGAGGTCTACACTATTGGGAAGTTAAAAATCAAAGTATTAAAATGGTGGATGGACAAGCAGAATATATTTTGTTTAGAGCACCAAGTGATGGCACAAGCGCAGGTATCACAACAACTTTATCCGCAGGTATAAATGCAACAGTCACAACTATTGGTTTAGCTTCTGTCGCTAATCTTGCTTCATCAGGAATTGTAAAAATAAATGATGAAGAGATAACTTATTCAGCAATATCTTCTTCAAATTTAACTGGATGTGTTAGAGGTGTTAATGGCACGACTGCAGCTACTCACAATATTAACGATAGCGTTTTACAATTTGCTCCTGGTGTTAATGATGTATTAGAAGCTAGTTATCGAAATAATGAAAATGTTGATGCTCCACTTACAAAAATTAGTAGATCACAATATCAAGCTTTTTCAAACAAGACAGATAAAGGAACACCAAGTCAATATTTTGTACAAAGATTTATAGATAGAGTTACTATAACTTTATATTTAACTCCAGGTAGCACACAGGCTCAAACTGGATATTGTATAAATTTTTATTACACACAAAGAATACAAGATGTTGGTGCTTATACTAACGCTACAGATGTACCATTTAGATTTGTGCCTTGTATGAGTTCCGGTTTAGCTTATTATCTAGCAATTAAATATGCTCCACAAAGAGTGCAAGAATTAAAATTATTATATGAAGATGAATTAGCTAGAGCTCTTGCAGAAGATGGATCTCCAGTTAGCACATTTATTAGTCCAAAAGTATATTATCCGGAGGTAGGTTAGTGGGAAATTTTGCATCTGGAAAATATGCATACATGATTTCAGACCGATCTGGTCTAAGATTTCCATATACTGAAATGGTTCAAGAATGGAATGGTTCTTGGGTTCACATATCAGAGTATGAATCTAAACAACCACAACTGCAACCAAGACCCACTAGCGCTGATCCACAGGCTTTACAACATCCAAAACCAAGTAGAACAGCTTTTCCCACACCTATTGTTTTAAGAAATAATCCGTTTGTCATGACGGCCGCATCTAAAACTGTAACAGTTTTTACAGGTGAGAATGAGGTATTACAAGATAGTAATCCTTGGTCCACGGGAGATGCTCTAAGATTTACTGAAGTTAAAAAACCAGTTGGAGGTGTAGCTATTAATACGCTTCAACTAGAGACTACCTTAAACGGTAATATTACGTCAGACGCTACAACAATAACTTTAGCGGATGCAAGTGAGTTTCCAACTAGTGGTTTTATTGTTATTAAAAAAACAAATACTGATTCTAGTTCAGCAAATTTTGGAGATATTGAGGATGAAACTATTGAATATACTGGTAGATCTAGCAATAATTTAACAGGGTGTATTAGAGGGACCTCAGCCCCTGCATATGGTAGAACTTATTCAAATACCACAGCATCTAGTCATAATTCAGGTGCAAAAGTTTTTGGATCGTATATAATAACAAAAGTTTCTGAGACAGCTACAAATGATGCAAATTCAACTCAGAGCTATAGTAATAAATTTACTATTAGTTTAGTATCAAATGCAGCGAGCACAGAAACAGGAGGAGGATTCTTTGCATTTGCAGGACCTGTAAATCAAAGATCGTAAATTATGTCAGGATTTAATTACGCAAATTTAGTAACCGATATTAGAAACTACACAGAAGTAGGAGATAGTGTATTAACAGCAGCTATTATAAATAGGTTTATTGAAGATGCTGAATTTAGAATTTTTTATGATGTTCCAATTGATGCCTACAGATTTGTAAGTGAAGGTCAATTGGTGGCAGATGATAATAATATAAACGTCCCTGGTAAAGGCACTAAAGGTGCTACGGGTGCAGTATTTGTTAGAGGGATTGAAGTATTTAACTCAACCTCAGCTACTACTGGTCAAGGTGTTTGGTTAGAAAAAAAAGATCAAACATATTTATCAGAGTATATAGGACGATTAACTGGCACAGAAGGTGATTTAACAAATCAAGATACCACTGGTTTACCTAAATATTACGCCATGTTTGGTGGAGCAACTGGAACAACTAGCACGACATCTGGTGGCATGTATGTAGCTCCTACCCCTGATCAAAATTATAAGTTTAGAATCTATTATACAATGATGCCCAAAAGCTTGGTCACAGAAACAAGTGGAACATACATTAGCCAGTATTTTCCAAGCGGGCTGTTATATGCATGTTTGGTTGAGGCGTATGGCTTTTTAAAAGGCCCCGCAGATATGTTGACATTATATGAAAATAAATATAAACAAGAAGTACAGAAGTTTGCAGGAGTGCAAATTGGAAGACGTAGAAGAGATGATTACACTGATGGAACAGTAAGAATACCAGTGCAGTCACCTTCACCGTAAAAGGAGAACAACTATGGCAATAACATCGGCAATATGCACAAGTTTTAAAGTAGAAATTTTAAAAGGAATTCACAACTTCACAGCTTCTACTGGTGATACATTTAGATTAGCTCTCTACACAAGCTCTGCAACTTTAGGAGCATCAACACCTGCGTACACAACAACTGAAGAAATTACAGGCACTGGATACACTGCAAAAGGAAACGCCTTAACGAGTGTTACACCTGTAGCAGATGGCACAACAGCAGTTTGTGATTTCGCAGATACTAGTTTTACGTCTGCAACATTTGTAGCTAACGGATGTTTAATATTTAATGATTCTGCAACTGGAGACCCTGCAGTTTGTGCAGTGGCTTTTGGAGGGGACAAAACAGTTTCTTCAGGAACATTTACAATTCAATTTCCAAACGCAGCAGCGACAACAGCTATAGTCAGAATAGCATAAGGAGTAAGTCCTTATGTCGGCAATCCGAACATTTACAGTCACGGTGGTCAGCACCGGTTCTGGAAATAAATACGTCATAGATGGTGTTCAACAAGATACTATAAATCTTGCGGAAGGTTATACTTATCTATTTAATTATCCTTCAGCTCACCCATTTAGATTTTCTACAACATCGGATGGCACACATAATTCTGGAACCGAATACACCACAGGTGTAATAGTAAATAGTTCAACACAAGTTCAAATAACTGTTGCTGCTTCAGCACCAACTTTATATTATTATTGTTCTATTCACCCTAACATGGGTGGACAAGCTAACACCGTAGATGCAAACGCATGGGGGATGTTACAATGGGGTCAAAATGAATGGAGCGATCAAAATTCTGTTGATCTCACATTAACAGCACCATCTGGTTTATCATCTGCAGTAGGTTCAGTAGAGGCATTTTCTGAAACAGGTTGGGGATCTGATACTTGGGGTGTGGAAAACTGGGGAGCTAGCGGACTTACTCTAGAATTAACAGCACCAACTCAAATGACTGCAGAAGTTGGTGAGTTTGAAAATGCAGGAACATTAGTTGGATGGGGTAGAAATGGTTGGGGTGAAGAACCTTATGGAGATTCATTTAATGATTTAGTCCAACCTGCTGGAGTAGGTGCATCAGTAAGTGTGGGTTCTTTAACAACAGTTCAGATGGCTGTTGGACTTACAGCTCCAAGTGAAGCAACTTCAGGCATAGGGTCTATAACTACACAAATAACAGTTCCTATAACAGCTCCGAGTGAAGCAACAGTATCAGTTGGATCATTAGCAGAAGAAATCGTGGTCCCTATAACAGCTCCAAGTGCAGCAACCGCTAGTGTTGGTGGTATAATTCTTGATGCAATAGAGATTGGATTAGTTGCTCCAAGTGGTTTGACAGCTAGTGTAGGATCTATAGGAGAAACAATAGGTCAAGTTTTATCGGGTCAAGTAGCTACAAGTAGCGTGGGCTCAATTGTTCCTGAAATAGTAGTGCCAATAAGCACAGCTGGAGTAGGAACTTCTGCTGTAGGAGCTATTTCTCCAGATCAAATTACTGTAGGATTATCTAGTTTAGAAGCAACATCTAGTGTTGGACAATTAGGAATTAGAGCATATGTTAATGTTGATATTGACGGAAATACAAGTTATAATAATGTTAACGTCGAAGGAAACACAAGTTATAATGATGTTGACGTTGGAGGAAATACATCATATACAGATGTTAACGCAGCGTAGGAGAAATTATGGCATCAAGTTTTACAAATTTAGGTATTGAACTAATGGCTACTGGTGAAAACGCCGGTACATGGGGAAATAAAACAAATACCAATTTACAAATAGTACAACAAATTTCAGGTGGATATCAAGAACAAGCTTTAACAAGTGGTGGCACAGTTGCTTTAGCAAAAACAGATGGTGGAACTGGTGCAACTATTGCAAATAGAGTTTGGAAATTAACAGGTGCGTTAACAGGATCAGCTGTGGTTACTGTTACTGATGGTGTAGAAAATTTTTATATAGCTCACAATGGTTCAACAGGGGCTCAAACAGTTCAATTAAAAACTGTAACAGGAACTGGAACTACATGGGCAACAACAGATAAAGGACATAAAATAGTATATTCTGATGGAACTAATATTGTAGACGTATTAGCTGATTCTTCAGAAATAGGATTATCTAATCAAAACCCTTTAAAATTTAAGGATGCAGATGATTCTAATTTCTTTGCTTTAAAAGCGCCAGCAACTATTGGTTCTAGCGTAACATTAACCTTGCCTAGTGCAGATGCTACAGCATCCGGTCAGGCTTTAGTTTCTGATGGAGCTGGAACCCTATCTTTTGCTAGTGCAGGAATTTCAACAGGAAAAGCTATTGCAATGGCTTTAATTTTCGGATAAAAGGAGACAATTATGGCAAATCCAAATCTAGTAAATGTAGCAACGATT